GTAAAGAAGGTTGATTCAGGAGAAGTAAAAGAGAAAGAAGGTGCGGGGTTTGAGAATCCTGACATTTTTTTCTTAACCTTCGAAGAGGTAGACCGAGATGGCCCTACAAAAGTTAATATCGGAGAAGCTTCAGTTGGAGTCCAAGTGGGCAACGCAAGCGTTGGAACAGGGTAGAGTTACTCCAGATATGAAGTGGATAGATATAGAGATCAAAGATCTTAGAAAAAAGATTAATGATCAAAGCGTAGAAGATGCAAAAAAAGGTCTTCTAGATATAGCTAGCTAGTCTAGTTAAAAAAAAAATAACTTTTTACCTAAGGATACTGCGCTCTAAATTATTCTTTAGCGTCACCCCAAGATTTTCCTAAAGCAATATCAACTTTAGAAGGAACTCTAAGTGTATCAATTGCGTTTTCCATTTTATCTTTAATTAATTCAATGTCTTTTTCTTGATTTATAGAAAAACATAACTCATCATGAATTTGAAGTAATGGTTTAAAGCCTGCCTTATGGCAATCGATCATTGCTTGTTTTGTTTGGTCCGCTGCAGATCCTTGTATTAATCTATTTAAAGCTTTATATGTAAAAGCCCTCCTAATATTATTTCCATAAATTGCTTTTGCTTCTTCATACTGCATAGCTTTATTCATACCAAAAGTAGAAGGTTCCCACATCTCAAACCTACATTTTCTTCCTTTAATTGTTCTTATAAAACCATATTTAGAAGCACTAGATGTAACCTCAACTGCTAATTTTTTTACAAAAGGAACTCTCTCGTTGTAAGTATGTAATAATCTTTCAGCACTATCTTTATTTATTCCAAGTTCTTTTGCTAACTTTGCTTTACCCATTCCATAAAATAAACCTAAGTTAATTGTTTTAGCTTGTGTTCTTGATATCCCGGCCATGTCAGCAACTATTTGATGAAAGTCAGCAGACTCATTCTCATAAGCTTTTATAAATTCATCTGCCCCCGCAAATTGTTTTGAAACTGAAGCCGCATAATGAGCAACCAATCTTGGTTCTTGTTGTGAGTAATCAAAACTACCCCACTGTTTACCCTCTTCAGGTAAAAATAAACTTCTTATCTTATCTCCAAATTCTTTATTACGAGCAGGAATTTGTTGGAGATTTGGATTAGAATATGATAAACGTCCAGACACTGTCCCACCCTGGTCGGATCTTAACTGATTTATTTCAGAATGAATTTTACCTTTGTGGGTGTATCTTAAAACGGAGTCTATGAATGTTGAATGGAATTTATTTATTTCTCTTGCTTCTCTTATTAGTTGCGCTATCGGGTTATCACAATTTATTAACCAATTTTGGGTAAAGCTGGGTTCTTCAGTTTTCGTTGTCCGTGGGTAATCAATACCCATTCGGTCAAAGACTTGCGCTACAGATCTTGCGGCCCAAATATCTACATTAATACTGGTCTGTTCTTTTATTTTTTTTAAAACAATTGTTTCTTTTTGTTTAAATTCTTTTTTAATCTTCTCCGCCTTATCTATATCAACTCTTATACCTCTTCTTCTCATATCAATTAAGATAGGAAGTAATTCCATCTCCATCTCCCACACATCATGAAGGTCTTGTTTTAAAATTTCTTGTTTAAGTCTATGCCATAATTTTAAAGTTAAGGCCGCGTCTTGCTCCGCATAAAAACCCACGTAACCTGCGGGTAATCTCCACATATCCGCTTTAGGATCTATACCCCACTCTTTAGCTTTTTCATTTAAGAAAGTTTCATTTTTAAGTTCACCTAAATAATCTTTAGCACAAGCATTCAAACTAAAACTAAATCTATTTTCATTAACCACCGCGGCCGCAATCATAGTATCTATAATCTTACCTCTTATCTCAAAACCATTAACAAGCAACCAACCGACATCGTAGCTTGCATTGTGAAATATTTTAGTTGCAGGTAACTTTAAAACATCTTGCATCCACGCTGTTGTAATTGCAGAATCCATATTACCTCCTGCGTCATGGGCAATTGGAAAGTACCACTGCTGATCAAAAGCAGCCACAGCAAAACCCACTATATGTCCATCAAATGTGGCCCAGCCAGATCCTTTTGTTTTTATATTTGGATCTTTAGTTTCTAAATCGATTGCTATTTCAGTTGCTTTAGATAAGTCAGGATATTCTGCGGGACATACCCAATCAGAATCATTATAAATAAAATTTAATTGGTGAGTCATTGTTTCTTTCTGCTTAAGGAAGTATCGTCAATCGATACAATTTTTTTAAATGGAATTCCCATTTCGAATAGTGCACAATCTGCACAATAATAATTATATTCATGAACAATCACAGCAGCTGTTGTGTCACAACGTTCACACATAACTAATTTACTTTTTCTTTTTGGCATTTTTTATTTTGTCAATTTCTAAATCGCAATAGTGCTTAATCTTTTCAAGATCTTCTATACCATTTTTATAAGGATATCTCAAAACATATTTTACAACGTTTCCTTGAAAAAATGTAAGTTCATTTTTAGATATAAATTCATAAGGTTGAATTAAATAGTGTTGGTAATGTGATCCTCCAATTTGTTTGTCTTGTGGAAACGCTTCATCGAACATATCTTTATCTGACATAATTAGCCTCGTATAGTTTGTAATATTTTCCTAACGGAAAATTAAATTGATGATGAGTGCCTAATAAATGTAATGTTCCTTTAGATCTAGTTGCACCCGTATACCAAACCCTAAGTTCTTTAATTTTTTCTTGTAAATTTTTTTTCTCAAAGTGCGAAGGAAAGTTACACTTACTCGATAAAACAACATTATCTGCTTCGCCCCCTTTTACTTGATGTATCGTATCTATAATTATTTTAGGAGGTTGTGATAGATCTACACCTTCTCTAATCATTTTTAAAAAATATTGTTTATCTTTTTCTTTAAACTTTCTTTTAAAAATCTTTAACCAAGGTCCCTTACTATCTGTCATACCACATCTTAAATGTAATTCATCAAAGTTAAATACCTGATTAGGATGTGCGAAGGACCACTTTTTACTGTCTTGAGATCTAAAACCATGATCTATGTTCAATAAATATTCATACATAATACAAGCCTCTTCTCTGGTTATACTACCGCCTTCACATATTTTTTTCCAATATTGAATTGCTTGAAATTGATTCATATCAAAAGACTTATTACCTTTAACATCTTGGTAATAAAGAGATAAATTTTTAGCCTCTTCTTGTAATTCTTTTTTAACATCATTAATACGTGCTAAAATTAACCAATTACCAGTTAGATTCCAGGGTACCTTTTTTAAGGTATTCCAATAATAAATAGCCCCATCTTTTTCATTAGAATAAAATTCTTTTTCAATTCTATTATTCTTCATTCCTTGTAATAAACACTTGGAAAAAAAATGAACATCTTTATTTAATCTTACAGATTTTTTTAATATAACATTCCTACCTGGAAAAGTTTGAAAGTATTCAACTTCAGCCCCGTTCCATTCATAAATTGCCTGATCATCATCTCCAGCAATATAAACTCTCCAAACACTTTTAGCTATTTTAACGACCATATCCCACTGCAAAGGGGTTAAGTCTTGGGCTTCATCTACCATTAAAACTTTAATAGGAAGAGTACCCGCATCATCAATAAATTTTTTTACCATGTCAGTAAAATCTAATCTATCCGGTGTCCGTTGTCCGGTAGCCGTTTCCATAGTTTTAAATTCCTCATACCCCGCAACAATAGACTTGAATTGCTGTAAACGAACCGCTTTTCTTGGTTGTTGTTTATATAACCACACAGGATCTACCTTCATATTTCTAGCTCTATCATATATCTGTAGCGACCAATTATTATAAACTTTTACATCATCGTACTCATTTTTAAAATTTACTTTTACAGTCCCGTATTGAGTATGAAACATTAAAAGATCTGCTCTAGGATCAAGCACAGGTATCTCAGCAAACTGTTGTCTAGCTAAACTATGTAAAGTTCTAAAATATTTAAAAGCATCATCATCGTACTCATTAAATTTTTTACGAATACGTCCCACACATTCATTTACCGCTTTATTAGTAAAAGAAATATAACAAATTTCTTCAGGTAAAATACCTTGTTTTAAAAAACGCTGAACCCTACGAAGAAGGTTTTCTGTTTTTCCAGTTCCGGGTGGTCCAAATATTTTAATTGTCTTCCCACGCAGCTTTTTGTTTAACGAATGTGACATCTTTATTTTTATGTTCTGTTTGTTTTGGTAACTTTACAACCCAATGACGTGTGTCAATGTTTTGAAATTTTTTCTTAGGCACTGCTCCGCCTGCTTCTAAAAATTTAGTACAATCTTTTTCAGACCAATTGTATCCCATTTTCTTCATAAATTTTCTAAATGTTTCTAATTTAAATCTCATTTCAACTTTATCGATCCAAATGTTTCCTGAGTCTATTTGATCAAAGTCTGTAGTGTCCTCAACATCTTCTAAAAATTGAGATAGTCTAGAATTAAATACATCATTCTGTTCTTCATGAGCATCAAAACCTTCCATATCTTGCTTATTAGATATTAATTCATCTAACCAATCTCTGTAGGGATCAGGATCTCTCTTCGATGGTTTAAGAGGCCTCCAAACAATATCATAATTTAAT